CGCCCCCACTCCAAGTCGGCGGGCCATGTCTCGCAAAGGCACACCCTCTCCCGCCAACCGACGCAGCACGGCTTCGTCCATGACCTGTCGCATCTGATAGCCCCGCCCAAGGAACCCAAAGTCGAGTTTGTAGGACATGCACGCGGGCACGAAGGGACGGACAAGCGCGAGGAAGTGCTCTGCTTGGGCCTCACCTTCAAGGATGAACTTCCCGGTGTTTCCTTTGAGGGGGAGCCACCGGGGGTGCAGCCCGAACCTGTCGAGGGCTGCGAGTGCAACCTGCCGAGAAGGCTCGTCAGCCCCGAACGCGAACTCGGGCCACCACCCTGCGTGCCCGTCGTCAAGGAACCACACCGCGAGAGCAAAGGGGTCAACGAGGTCTGCCACCTCGGGCAAGAACCGCTTCCACCCTTTCTCCCGGCTCGCGTAGAACAAGGCTTGCCACTCGTTCAGCGAAGCATGGGCGTGCGTCCACATGCGGTAGGTGCGAAACCCCCGTGTGTCGGGCACCTCGCGTAAGTCCCGTACCCATGCCGACCCCCACACCTCGGCCTTCCACTTCAAGTAGTCGAGTTGGTTCCCTGCGTGCGACTCCTCGTAGTGCGTAGCCTTGGTGCGGTGGACGAGCCTCCCGTCACCGAGCATGGAGCCTACGAGCAACGACCGTAGCGTGCCCTCGATAGGGGTGACTTCGTGCCGTGCCCACCGTGGCACGGTGTCAATGCCGAACCGTTGTCGCCATGCGCGCACCCGCTTCAAGGTCGCACCGTAGCCTTGCGCGCACAGGTGCTCGACTATCTCTTGGTCGGTCTGCTTCTGCACGGCGTAGAGGTCGCGCAGGGTTTCGGGGGACACGGGACACGGCACGGCTCGCATGGGCACCTACGTTTCCGAAAACGTACCGTAAATGCTCCACGGTGTCCACCCTAAAAGTGCGAAGGCCGCATACCTTGCGGGGTGCGGCCATGCTGACAACA